AGACCTATACCATGCTGTAACAACCAATTGATATTATATCTGCTCTTTGCTGCCCACCTAGTACATGGATGATTCTTGAAAGCACCCTTCTGAGTCTTGTAAGGTGTACCATCTGCCTTGTATATAGGACCAATGTCATGAATATGAGGACTATAGATAACTGCTAACATCTGTGCCGTTTCTACAGGCATCTTCACAATATGACGATCTGGCAACTCACATGCTGCCAGATACGGATCCTCATTGACACAAAAGATGTTCATGCAATTTGACTAATGAATGATGATAGAACTTTTTTGTTGGATGCTTTACCTTTTAACTTTTTCTTAAAGGCAGTACGTATTTTACCCTTAGTAGCACCCTCTTCCACATCTAATTCTACGTCGTTAGATAGTGATGATGACTGAACTAGATACAATTCGTTATATCCCCAGTTACGAAGGATGTACTGCTTATCTTTTTTAAACTTAGCAGTCTCCCTATCAAGTTCACTCCAGTGGAAGGTATCTGTGTGACCAAGTAGTCTGGTTGCCTCACGAGTACTGCATATACGGAATCCCATAATGTTTACATTCTTCTGAGCATCCCTAACATACTCTAGTAACCTCCTTGTTACATTTAAATAGGAACCATTCTTCTCAAATACTCTACCAGTCTTAGGATTACGGAAGTGTGAGTTGTATGATAGACCTGACTTGTTAATACTGAAACCCATAGTACCATCATCTTGTAACCAAGTTCTCTTTCTCCAGTAGCAAGAGCAATTAGACTCACCATCAGTAAGAATAATAACATTTAACTTCTCAACACCAGTCTTAGCACGGAACTGAGGTAGAAGTGTAGGAAGACAAGCAATCGCTTCATTTAGAGGAGTGCCACCAAGACTACAGAAACCAGGAAGGGGTATAGTTTGTGTGTATGTGCCTGTCTCCCAGTCATATACTTGTCTAAAAGTCAATCCATATACTGTACGGAACAAATACTTTGCAGAAGTTTCAAAGTCTTGATTGTTATCTTGACTACTTAATAGATTAACAAGACGGAAAGAGTTATCAAAGGCAAGAGTGTTTGGTTTAGCAGTCTCATAAGAGTCATCATACTCCCAAACTCTATCATAAACGAATGAATAAACTTCAAATGGAATACCAACCTTGCGACAGAAATAAGTTAGTGATAGAAGTTGTTCAACGGTGTCCTTAATGACGTGATGCATAGATCCAGACCAGTCAAGATAGAATACTAGACCATGATTCTTACCATCAGGTGTGTTACTAATCTTCAGGAATAAATCCTCACTCCACTTGTATGTGTGGAGTTTTTTCATGTCTAAAATACCAGTTTTAGAGACAGTTGATCTCTTATATGCTGCAGCAGACTTCTTCATCTCAAACTCTTTCACAAGGTAGTTCACCTCACGATTAGCAGAGTCCTTAAACTTACGATATTCAGAGTCAACTTGTGTAAAATCAACAGGTTTCTCACCATATTGTTTTCTATCCTCTTGACACTGATTCCAGAAAGCAGTGTACTGATCTCTAAGGTATGAATGACTAACAATAGTCTTCTTAAGATCTACATCCCCAAGTTCTACGTATATTGGAGCACTCTCTTCATTTTTATTAGCAGCATTTGCAAGTGCTTCTTGTAATGCTTTGTCAGTTCTAACCTCATCTGCACTATCTCCACCTGCTTGACCTGATTCTTGCTCAAAACTAGGTACATCTAGTTGTGCAGGGTCATTTGCAGGTTCATTACTCTCTTGCAGATCTTCATCCTCAACTATATCATTCTTCTCTGCTTGCTTCTCTCCAGTTGTTTCTGTTTCTTCACCCTTTTGCTCCTTATCATCCACTTTAAACTCTGCTTTAGGTGCCTTTGCTGCCTCTTGTTGCTTAGACTTCTCTAAACGATAGAGTACTTGAGCAGCATCAACTGCTTCAGTAAATGTTTCAGCAGCACCAACCATATCTACGTACTGTTGCTCTTCATCTGAGAATGGAATCAATGCAAGAGCACCAATCTTAAAGTGTAGATTGATACGATCAATTAATTTAAGTTCACTGGGATCTACATCATAGATTTGGAAGAAATCACGGTCATTTAAGTTGGCATATCCCTGATAGAAACACTTAGCAAGACCAGGAAACTTATGCTTCATCAACTTCTCAATACGAGCATCCTCAGTAACGTTCACATAAGATCTTGGGATCTCTGGTGGGATATGTTCCTTATCTGATGGTGGTGTAAAGAGAGCATGTCCTACTTCATGTCCAACTAGTAGGTCATATGTCACGTTCTCTAGTCCTTCCCAGATAGGAAGAGTTAAAATTCTTGTATCTACATCGAAACATGCTGTCTCAACAACCCTATGCTCAACTATTAGATTTTCAGTTGCAAGTAGTTTCGCTAAGGTGCCTTTGATTTCTTGTGTTGCCATGTGTCTCGTTCTGTATATACCTATAATACGACGAAACCCCACGCTTGGTGGGGTTAATGTGCCTCTTTTTAAACTGTCTCAGTCGTTCCCTCGCTTGACGGAGGGCTTGGGGCTTCAACCTTCGCTTTTGTTCCTTTTTGCTGTGGTGTTGCCAGTTCGGTAACTGCATCGCTACTCTCTTGTAATTTTTTTAATGCTGCACGGACTTCAGGAGTCTCCTCCCACTCCCATGTTTCTTCTCGACCCTTCTTGTCTTGCTTAGTAAAAGACTTGTTCACGTTGTCACTCCCCCTTAGTTTCATAATACCTCCATATGATGCCAGAATGCCTCTAGAAGACCTCCAAACTCAGTTTATAGTATAATCCCCATGTCAAGCCCCATTCTCATCCGAAATTCTAGAAAAATCGTTAGGTTTACTGAACCTAATGGTCTTAGGAAACTTGTCCAGAAGCACTTCACCCTTATGAGATATCACAAACATGTTGGAATTATCTCTAAAGCACTTCAATATCTTCAACAACTCCTCAGTAGCAGCATTATCCAATGAAGAATCAAATACTTCATCCAGAATCAATAGATTTGTGTTAGCACTGTTCTTTTGTTGAGCAATTGAACGCCAAGTAAAGAGAAGTGCTAGGTCAATCTTCTGCTTTTCACCCTCTGAGAAGGAAGAATAGGTGAAAACGTCCCTATAACGTGACTTAATCACCTCATTAAACTCCTCATCAAGGGTAAAGTTGACAAAGAAGTCCATCTCTGAGAGATATTTATTGATTTTCTGGTTAATTGTGGGTATAAACTTCCGAATGATCTTAGTTTTAATACCACCATCCTTTAAAAGATTACCAACGACCTTTAAATTCTCTGCTCTCTTGTTAATATTAGAACAAATTGCTTGCTTATCATCCTTCTCACCAATCAGATCACTCAAGACCTCCTTCTCTCTCTTCAGATCAGTAGATCCACCACTCAATTCTTCCTCAAGACCTTTATTATCCAAACGTAATCTAGATTGCTCCTTCAAAAGAGAGTTAACTGTCTGTCTCTTCTCAATTAATTCAACAGCAACCTTCTCTGACTTCTTAATCTCAGCAAGAACTTCCTTAGCATCCTTAGTTATGTCAGAAATACGTTCATTAAAGTCAACAACAGATTCATTTAGAGTTTTGCAATGGTGTTGCTTCCATTTTGGTTGAATTTCCTGTGTACAGGTGGGGCAAACATCATTACTCTCAAAGAAAACTATATCTTTTTGAGTCTTTTTCAATGTCTGATTGAGTTTAGTACGACTTTCTTTAAGAGAATCATACTTATCCTTATAATCATCCAACTTAGTTATCTTAGGTTCAAGATTACCAATTACTTCAGTGATTGTGTGAACCTCACCATCAATAGCATCAGACCTTTGTAGGTTTCTATCAATTCTATCTCTCTTTTCTTTTAAATATTTGTCTGATTGTTGCTCTAAATTATCTATGTTCTCCTCTTTAAGTTGAACCTTCTGCTGTGCAAGTGCTAATTCATGTACACATGCCTTCTGTTCTTCTCTAGTATCCTTTATTCTATCCTTAAGGATAGCATTCATCTGACTGAAGACCTTGATGTCGAGTAGATCTTCGATAATTTCTCTGCGGACAACTGCTCCGAGTTGCATGAAGGGTACAAAAGTTGATGATCCAAGGATAACAACTTGGGTGAAAGACTTGTAATTAAGTCCAAGGATTGATTGCTCAAGGTATTTTTGGTAATCCTTGTTCGCTGCGTCTTGGTCAATGAGTTGACCATTTCTAAAAATCTTGAAAACATTAGGTTTAATACCTCTCACTACATGATAATTTATACTACCAATATTAAATTCAACTTCTACAACACAGTCCTTCTCATTAACTGAGTTAACTAACTGACCTTTAAGTATTTTCCTAAAAGGTTTATTAAAAAGAACAAAGGTAAGAGCATCCAACATTGTGGATTTACCTGATCCGTTATGTCCAACTACTAAGGTAGCAGAAGAACCAACAAGATCCATCTCTATAAAAGTGTTACCCGTAGAAAGAAAGTTCTTCCAACGAATCTTCTCAAAAACAATCATAATTTAAGGAGCCTTGTCTTCTTCTTCGGGTGGAACTACAATGTCGTCTGAAGTTATGACGGAAAAATCATAACCATGATTTACACAGTTGGTACGAACGACTTCCGCATCAACCTCCATGACTCTTAGTTTTCTTTTGAATCCATTTGCCATGAGTAAGTCATGATACCTCTGACAATCATCTTTGTCAACAAACATTGTGACACATCTTGCACCAGTCTCAGTATCATTGACGGCATAAACACCATTATTTTTTATGTCCTGCAAGATAAACACTACTAATCATCCGTGTGAATGTTGACTGCTTCTGCATATAATGCTTCAGTTGCCATGCCTGGTTCTCTATCAAACCATCCTGTAGCAATATACTTATCACGATCACCAGTTAGGAAACCACCTCTATGAGCATGAGTATAATTCGCTGGCCAAATAAGTACTGTACCTATTCTAGGTTGTTGTGAAAACTTTTGATGGAAGAACTCTGTGGCACCACCATGATCTGCTCTAATATCATTCAAATATACCATCCAAGCACATACTCTATCACGATATGCAAAGCATCCATCCTCACAATGCCAGTAATGATATCCACCACCAGGTGCAGTTCTCTGTACCTTACAACTCCATGATGATACTGGATCTGTTTCTCTTATTAAAGCAGGATATGTGTCTGCATACTCAGTAAAACACTGACCAATAACCTTATTCAAGTCTTGAACAACTGTTAGGTTGACACGTTCCATAAAGCATTGGATATCATCTCTCTGCATCTTGCCACCTCTACCCTTAAACTGTTGTTCAGAAGTTTTAAAGGTACCTTTGGTGAACTTCTTTCCTAAAACATCAGGAGAATATCTGACAGAATACCAGTATTCAAACTCATCAATGATTATTTGGCATAACTCTGGGTCAACTGCACCTTCCCAGATTCCAATATGTTCTTCTAATTTCATACTTGTGCCTCAAGATATAGAGATTTCAAAATTGCAAATATATCATCCTTGTTTTCCAACTCTGCAACACACCTTTCCAATGTAGTCAGTGTGTCCTCCGTTTCTATTGCTTCATCAACATCATCTAGATCTATAGTAAGATCTTCAACAATTTTAAGATCAGCACAACCCATCTGTTGTAGGTTATGTACCATTATAT